CCTTCTAATTGGGACGGCACATATCGGGCTACGAATAAATGAACATTATACTTTACACACTTGTAGTAACACACATAACAATTATATCAGTAACACTATACCTACATCGCTCACAAACGCACCGTGGAGTTACATTTAATCCAGTAGTGAACCATTTCTTTAGATTTTGGTTGTGGATGACTACTGCAATGGTTACAAAGCAATGGGTAGCAATACACCGTAAACACCATCAGTATAGTGATGTAGAAGGAGACCCACATAGTCCTAAATTATTTGGCATTAAAAATATATTATTTCGTGGAGTTTATTATTACTATGTTACGGCCAAAGATGCGAGAATGACATTATCTTATGGTAAAGGAACACCAGAGGATTGGATAGAGAAAAATATATATTCAAAATATAACTATGCCGGTGTTTGTTTGATGTTGATAATCAATGTCGTATTATTTGGATGGATTGGTCCTATAATTTGGTTGATTCAAATGTTATGGATTCCATTTTGGGCAGCTGGTGTTATCAACGGAATAGGACATTGGTTTGGGTATCGTAACGGAACAACTAGAGATAATTCTCACAACATACTTCCAATAGGCATTTGGATTGGTGGAGAAGAATTACATAACAATCATCATTTGGATCCAGCAAATCCAAAATTGAGTAAGAAGTGGTTTGAATTTGATGCTGGTTGGTTCTACATTAAAGTATTAGAAAAACTCAAACTAGCAAAACTTAAGCATTAAAAGAAGAACCGCAACCACAGGTAGATTTGGCATTTGGGTTACTAATAACAAACTGTGAATTGAATTTTTCTTCTTTATAATCCAATGTTGCGCCTTGTAGATATTGTGAAGAAATTATATCAACGACCACTTTGATGCCTTCATTTTCAATCACAAAATCATCTTCATTAATTTCTTCATCAAAAGTAAATCCATATTGATAACCAGAGCAACCGCCACCTTGCACAAACATTCTTAAAGCTCCATTCGGTAGTTTTTCTTCAACCAACAAATCACGAACTTTATTAATTGCACTACTGGTTATTTGAATCATTTTGTTTTTCTATTTGTTTAAATTCTTCATCTTCAGCAATAGCATCATCAATTTCTTTTGGTTCAGGTGGCTCAGCCCCAGTGCAAGAACCACCATCTTTGAACCATAAATCTAAAGCCATTTGTCGGTACTTTTCGATATCGCTGGTCATCTTCCTCTACCTGCTTTTCTTTGAACTGTCATTTTAGGAACAAAGTTTTGTTTTGGTTTTTGAACTGGTGATTTTTGATTTGGCTTCATTACTGTTGGGGGTTTCTTTTGTTCAGTCATGATATCTCCTTAGTGGTTGCGGATCCTGGACTCGAACCAAGAACTGAGGATTATGAGTCCTCTGTGATTCCTTTTCACCAACCCGCTATAATTATATATGTCAAAAACTAAATTAACTTTTTTGGATTTTGAAACCGTTGGAAAAATTTTCGGAGGTTCCGACTGTCCAACCTTTTTAGTAAACCAGAATTACATGTTCGATAGCAACGACATAAAATTCTTTATCTAATTCTTTACCTGAAACTTTTACTGCACCGTTCCAATTAATTAGAACTTCATCTCCAACAGAAACTTCATCAACTTTAGGACCAATAGATTCAACTAATGCTCTATCAGGACCTTCTGATGATTTAAGAATGATGCCAAATTCAGTTTGTTTTTCACCTGCAATGCGTGAAACAACAATCTTGTCCTTTAATGGTTTCAAAATCATGATTTACCTTTCAATCAAATTAGTATGTAGTCATTGTTGAGAATACTGTTATGTGTTTAAGAGAATTCAAACGAGCCCCGTAAGGGACAAATCCGTTATTATACTTCTCTCCTATCATCGTCAATGCCACCTCAGCATGTGGCGTTCTCCATAGCTAGAGTGAGTTAGACAGGATTCTTATCTTCCTTAACAGTTAGGATTGCTTATTCTTTCTTGCACATTCTCAACAATGCTCTTTGTCCCTAAACAAAGAACCTTGTGTCTTGCCTGAGTGGCTCCGGACGACAATCCTCAGGCCTGAATGAGGATACTCGGACACAGCCATTCGTCTTTGTATTTTTCGCCACTTTGTGCATAACAGAATAGGGATTATCTGTCATAGGCATAGCACCTCTGTTTGGAGCGGGATGACAGAATCGAACTGACAACGAAAGGTTGGAAACCTTTAGTTTTACCATTAAACTAATCCCGCATTAATCTTTTCTTGCTTTCTTTTTTGCTTCTAATCTATCTAGTAAATCTAATAATTCTTGTTTTGTTAATGTTCTACCCCAGCTAGATGTTGGTGTGTTTGCTTGAGGAACAACTTCAACTTTTTTCATGGTGCCCTCACCTGGAATCGAACTAGGATTTGATGATTACAAGTCAACTGTAATGGCCATTATACTATGAGGGCAAATATTAAACTGTGGCTGGCGTTTGAGTTTGAGTTCGTCTTGTAATTGCTCGTTGAATTTTTGCTTTGTGTTTTTTGCGAGCACCATCTAACAATTTTGTTAATTGCTCAACGTTCAAAGGACCTAATCTTGGCTTGCCAGTTTTGGTCAACATAGGATTTGATTTACGAGTTTTTTGATTTGAACCTTTGGCTGCCATGATATTATATCCTTTAAACTAAAATTTGGAGCGGTGGTCTGCTATGCTCAGATAACTCAAGAGGGTATCTCAAATCGTACTATTACACACCGCATATCCTGCTTACCGGTTACAGGGTCACTTAATGACGGAAGTTTTGCTGTTTCACAACAGTAAATCTAATTATATACTTATCTATGATGATTGTCAATAGATGTTGTGGTACACTTGGTGGGCCAAAATAGAATTGAACTATTACTCAACCGATTATGAGTCGGACGCTTTACCATTAAGCTATTGGCCCTCTGGTCCGTCCACCAGGAATCGAACCTGGAAATCAGACTTAGAAGGTCTGTGTTATATCCATTTAACTATGGACAGAATGTATCCTATTATACACACTATTAACTGTAATGTCAATAATAGGATACATTTTATCCTTAATCTTTACCTTATCGTTACGCCTTATAGCTTTGTTACTTTTACGGTGACTCCCCGCTTTACGAAACAATGCCAGTTTGACAAGATAGTTTCGTGGTTGGGGAGTATTTTTCTTCTTCATAATACTCTCCTTAAAAAATGAAGCTCGTTGTGTAAACGGGACGGCAAACTCCGTTGTTGTTTGGCCAAGAATCCTCAACCCAGTCATTACACTTGATACAACAAACTTATTGTGGGAGTTTCCATCCTAGAGGTTCCGGATCAATAGGACTGTCCGGATTTTGAATGCCAAAGAATACTTCCCACAATTTTTCTTTTACTGCAAACTTACTGAATAGTCCAGATTCCATACCATGTGCTTCTATTTCCCATGGTTGAACCCAATAATCCAAGTTATCCGAATCAACCCTAATACCTTTCCAACGAGTTAATGTTTCGTTGGTTTCACCATAAACATATTGTTTAATGTGTGTCATTTCATGAGCTAGAGTTTTTAATATCTCGGCTGCACCAATACCAGAATGAATCTCAATTTCAAACTCTCTTGCTTTACGAGAACTATTATACTCCAATATCTGAGCGTAACCGTAAGCTTCTATTTTGGAACTAAATTTAATTCGCAAATAGATATTTTCTAGTAATTTTGGTGAAATGAGTTCTTGAGCGTAGAACTGCGCCGCTCGCTTGACGTACGGACGAAATTGTTTTTTATCGGGACAACCAACTATACTTAACTGCATTTTAGGTCTCTCCTTAGTAAATTGACCCAATAATTGCATTACTCCGTTCCAACTCACACTGCTTATTTATGATAAACATCAATTTCACCTGGTAAAATTACTTTTCTACCTTAAATATCATTATATCACATTTGGTCAAAAAGTCAAGCCCCATTGAATCCTTGTAGGAATCACGGTAATATACCTTTTTAATGCCTGCGGTATACATTTGTTTAGCACAGTCAATACAAGGTGCATGGGTCAGGAACATTGTGGAACCATCTCCAGACTCAGAACTCTTGGCCAACTTAGCGATGGCATTAGCCTCTGCATGAATCACCTCAGGTTTGGTTTTCAGAATGTAGTAACTATCTTCATCTTCCGCTTTAAATAACCATGGGTCATCTCGAAAATTACCAAAAACATAATGTTTATATTCACAAGTATTATCCCAACCTGCTGGCATTCCATTATAACCGATACTAATAATTCGGTCATCTTTTACTACAATGGCACCAACCTGTAGTCGTTTGGCAGAAGATAGTTTTGCAAACCTTTCGGCCACATCCATATATGCATCAACAAATTTTTGTTTCATTACCAAGAACCATCATCAAACCAAACACGAATTGTAATTGGTAAAAGCTCTAGTATAAAAGCGTCCTGTTCCCATGCTTCATTGGTTTTAAAATATTCACAACTCAATCTCCAATGAAATGGATTTAACTTTAAGGTAATGTTGCAACCAGAATATTTTAACCACTTCATCAAAGTTTTCATTTCAATCCTTTGAGTGTGTATTCTGTGATTTTATCTTTTACCATAGAAGGAACATCTAGATAAGGCCACTCCAAAAAGAATGGACATCCATCATTTCCCCAAGAATGGTTGTGAAGATATTTTTTAACTAATTTTAAATCATCTTTACTACTGGCATCAAATTCATGACGTTGCATATTTTTAAAATTTTGAATTTTATTCATTTCACATACTCCACATTATCTTTACGCAACCAAAAAGTGTGTTGCAACTTTTCACTAGGAACTTCTTTAACCACGGGAATAAAGGTAACACCTTCAATTTCTCTGGTGTCCCAGTTAGAGAAGGTGTAATAGGTGTCAGAGTTCGTTTTTGAACGAACCTTTTTTAGAATAGGTTTAATTTTCACATTTTTCATAGTATATACATTATAACATAAAGATGAGGGATTGGCAACCAACCCCTCATATTATTACCACTTATTTTGGATAATTCAACTGTTCCCATTCCTCATCAGATACAGGCCACCAGTTACTCATCTTTCTTTTCCTTGATGGCAATCTTCTTGATGGCGTCTTGGGTTTGCACCAAAGATTCCAACCAGATTCGTAACATACCATTTACCATATCGGCGTCTTTGATTTCAATTTTGTCAGCCAATGTAAATGAACGCTCGAAACCACGGTTAGCAATGCCTTTGAAGAAGTATGTTTCATCTTCTTTAAGGTTATCTTCTTTTGCGTTTCCTTTAACGATCAATTTGTTACCATCTAGAGTAACTTCAATATCTTGTTTTGCAAAACCAGCAACAGCCAATTCAATGACGTATTTGTTTTTGTTAATCTGTTTGATATTGTATGGAGGATAGGTTACCTTCTTAGAAATTTCTTTGGTCATATCACCAAGATCAACAAAGAATTTGTCGTAACCTACGGTGAAAGGATCCAAAGAACTGCGGATGGTTTCCAATTGTGGGAATAATGCGTTTAAAGTTGTGTTCATGCTTATTTCTCCTTGTATTAAGCGAGTTTCAAATTTAGATACCCCGAAGGCATATCTGTTTATACTGGTTACGGTATCCAGCGGCATCGTAGCGTCATGCCCGCTTTAAAACGCTTCGTTAACTTAGCGGTCCTAAGGTGAAGCCAGTATATCAGTATTTATACTGAAAGTCAATAAGATTCAGGTTTTTTACCAATACTGTATTTTGGTACTAATTCCCAATCGTCTTTTTCTTTGTGGGAAAGAATCTTAATTTGTGATAAAAATATTGGAGGTGGAGTTTCGATTTGAGATTTACGAACAATCTTTACCAGTCCCCAATCTTCCAATAATTTTATAATTGCATTCCTACGAGATAAGTCGTTTTCGGAAATATCAGTAGGTTTACCATCTAAGGCAAATAGTTCTTTGAAGTGGACAATATAGTATTGTCCTCTTTTGTGTAGTATATGGCACGATTGAAATAGTATCTGGTCCTTTTTAGACGCCACTCCAATACGGGTTAGTGTTTCTCTGACTTTTAGAAAATCATCCTTTTCACCTAAAGTCACTTCAACCAAATCTGTAATATTAATCATTACTTGTTCACTCCGCCTTTATCTGTTTTTCTTTTTATTTCAGCGATTTGTTCATCAGTAAGAATCCTTAGAGCTTCTTTGGCCTTCTGATTGGAATAACCAAAGTACACCTTAATACATTCTATATTCTTGTCGGCCTCTGATTTCTGCCACGGTTGGAATTTCCGTTTCATAGACCTTATGGTATTTAGAAGATATTGATATTGAAGGTCTTTATCGACCTCAGGATACAAATTCATCTCATTCGCATATAGAACACAATCCATGTGATAAGACAAAGCTCTATTGACCACAAAGGGTGTATAGTCTTTTGCATCTATGTCATCGTGGATTACAGACTTTTTAGTTTGGAGTATTGAGGGTATAATCTCCTTGAATAAATCTGGCATTATTTAAACTCACAATCCACCATAATCTCTGTCAAACAGGCAATTAGATTAATCTCAGCATCAGCCACAAAGGCGGCTTGATATTGATATCGTGCAAGGATAAGGACCAATTGTGGCACAGATTGTGGTTTTAATGATTCATATAAACCGTCATACAATTTACGGAAGATTCTGGCTGGATCGTTATCTAGATTGTTGGTAACCCACTTACGAGCCGAGGCAAAATCTTTTTCTTTAAGTGCCTTGATTAATTCACCGAGTTGTATATCACTAACAGAAGAAAGTATACCTTTATCGATTGTGCCAGAAACGGCATATCGTTGTAGTTCATTCAAAATTCTACGATTGTCTGGAAAGTGTTTTGTGATAACCGCAGCCACCACTTCTTTGTCGTATGTAACACCTTCTTGTTCTAAAATCCATTCTACTCTCTTGAAGAATTGAGAAGCCATCTTAGCCTTTTGGCCATTGATTCGGAAGTCAATAACGGTACAACGAGAATGAATCGGATCAATAATGCGATTCTTATAGTTACAAGTAAAGATGAATGAACAGTTTGAGGCGAACTCCTCAATCGCACCACGCAATGCAGGTTGAGTTGAATTGGGATTTAGATAGTCTGCTTCGTCAATGATGATGACCTTACGACCACCCATTAAGGAGACTGATGATGCATAGTTTTTGATTTTAGTACGGAGAACATCAATGCCTGATTCGTCTGAACCGTTGATGATGATATAATCACAACCCACTTCTTCACACAAAGCTTTGGCGATTGTTGTCTTGCCAACACCTGCACTACCAGATAACAGTAGATTAGGTATTTCTTTTTTGTTTACATATTCTTGAAATGTGGATTTGATTGCATCCGGTAGGACGCAATCTTCCACTTTAGATGGTCGATACTTTTCGACCCATAATAAATGTTCCATTCACATACCTCATAATATAATTTACAACTAAAATACTACTCAATTTGTCCTTGCAAGACACCAACTACATCAACCTGCGATTCTTCTACAACGATATTACCATTTGTTAATCCAACAACTGTTTTGCCTTTCATCTCACCGTCAGGCAAAACAAAAACTACAACCACATACTTTGGATTAATTGCAACTTTTTGTTGGTTGGTCGCATCTGTAAAATATACTAACATGATTACCCTTCGAATTTAGATTCTTTAGATTCTGTCGCTACCCAATAATGAATATCAACATTTTGATTTTTGAATGAAGCCAGACCTTTGGATGAAATTTCAACATCATATGATCCTGGAATCATTTTAAGGTTATCAGTTAAGAAAACCATCTTGAAGTTTTTACCATTGCCTTCAGCAACTTCAATCGAGTTTGTGTGTGCAGCATCATCTTTGGCATTAAATGTGGTCAAACAGATTTTATCGTCTTTAGATTCAACGGCAATATGTGGCGATTGAAGAACTGCGGCACTCTTTAGAAGGTCACTAAAATCTTCTTTTGTTAGTGTAAAGGAAACATCAACAGAAGGAAGACTTAATTCTTTTTCTGGTGGAGTAACAATCATTTCTTTTGCCGTCATGCGATATTTTGTAGACTTCTTAGGTCCGCTCTTGAAAATAACATTCTTGTCGCCTTCAAATTCAATTTCAGTATTGTCAAATAGACCGTGAACCGATAAAAACTGATTCAAATCATAGATACAAAAATCTTGTGGGAATTCATCTTTGAGATTGGCTTTGGCAAGGACTGTCTTACCAGAGGACATCGTTTTGATTGTGTTGCCTTTTTTGAATTGAATACCAGAATTGATTGTTGAAAAGTTTTTTAACACATCAAGTGTATCTTTGGTTAACTTCATTTGTTTCTCCATTATGTAAAGTTGTTACTATCATACTACATTCTAAAATAGAAGTCAAGTTATTCTTTGGAATACTTAACATCGTGTTCATATAAAAACATTAGGCAACACATCGCATGTGCCAGATGCGGCAATCCAGATTCTTGGTCGATTTGTTCGCTTTGTTTCCAAGCCCAAAGGTGTCGTTGTAAGGCATCGAAATACCTACGCTTAGAATCAGGTACAAACTGCCAATTATCAGGTTCATATTTTTGAGCACCAAATGTTAATACTTTAACTGTTTCTTCCAATGCCAATGGTGGAAGAAGTCCATACATTAATTTACCACCATCAAACTTACGGCCAATCTCTTGTGTTGGTTGTGGCACAGCATCTTCATATCCAGGTTGATAAGGAGCTTCCGCAACAATTCTATCAGATTCTTTCATATGATATGTCTGTCTATTTGATTCACCAAAGTTTCTTTCGTATATGGTTTTACCTTTATCCGGACTTTCATAAATTTTAACCATTACATTTCTCCGACAAAATTTGCAACAGCTGGCATATCTCCTTGGAAGTGGTAGGTACCAATGTGTGATGTTTTCATCCAAGGACACAACCAGATTGAACCACCCATCTTACGCCACATCTGACAGAACATATAATCTTCACTTAGGTAACGATCCGAGCCGCCACCAGTGATTGAATTTTTTGTATCAATGACCGTATCAAAGAAAGCGTGAATGTATCGTGATCCATCAAAGTTAGCCTGACCTACATGGTCTGGTTTATAACGAATTTCTGGATATTGTTTTTCCATCTTTGCAAACACTTCACGGCGGATCATCATGAATCCTGTGCCAATTTCCAATACTTCAAGTGGTTCTGTTACCGAAAATTGTGCGGTACCCTTAACTGGATTAAACACATAATCACCAGTAACTTTTTCAAGTGTCTGTGGATCAATATCTGGTTTCTTCTCTACAGCTTTCTTAACTGATTTCCATTTAATGGCCTTCTTAGGATAAGGACCACCAGCAACTTCTTTATCAAGTGCAAGTAGAGCAATCACATCTTGTGGATTGAAAGAAATATCCGAATCCAAGAACAACATATGTGTGCAATCGGACCGGTGAATAAACTCATCTACAAGATAGTTTCTTGCACGAGTAATTAGTGATTCGTTGAAAAGAAATGAAAATTTAATCTGTACACCATATTGCAAACATAGACCTTGTAGGTCCAGACAGGCTTTCATGTATAGTCCGTGATTCATGCCGCCATACATTGGTGTAGCGACAAATAGACTCTTTTTTTGTAATTCTTCTTTTTTAATTGAAATTTCCATTTGTTCTCCGAGAAATAAAAAAAAAGGGGTAACCACTTTCGTGGAAACCCCCTGCATCAAATCAGATTAAACTGACTGAACACGAACACCGTTAGCACGGCATTGTGCTTTGAAAGACTTGCTTGGTGTACCTAAGCGATACACGGTCTGCACTTCGCCACCGATGTTTTTCTTGTTACCGTAAACAGCGTAACCTTCTTGACGCAATTCAGAAATGCGAGCAGAAACATTGGTGATACCAAAACGGCGTTGAGCTTGTTTGGTTGTGAATGTGTTGTAACCTTCTGTTTTTGTCAAAGCGGCCAACATCTTTTCTTTTGCTGATAATTTCATGTAAAACTCCATAGTTTAGTTAATAATAAATCTCGTCAGACATCTTCAACGAGTGAACACAGTATAACATTATGTAGTGTGTGTGTCAAGCATATTTGTGGTATACTTGTTTATCTGCCAACTTGTGGCAAATATTTCGCCTTGGTATCTTCCCAAGACATTTTGATTAGGTCATCATAGAAAAGTGTTTCATATGAAACATTATTTTTTTTCTGTAATTGCCTAATTCGACCCTTAGCGTACTTGGTTTTCCAAATATTGGCAAGAGCTTCTTCACTGGTATCAAACGACTTTACCAGTTCAGAATCGGTAATCTCTTTACGGAGAAATTCATTGGTGTTATTATAGAGAGGACTAAAATAGATACCACGTTGATGTTCGGTACGTTGCAAATGTTTTGGTATTTGTAGTTTAGAATACGCAAAATTTAATGAACGATTTTTATGGTCTCGTTTGAGTGGAAGACCTTGTAGATTTTTGGCATCCCACCATTCAAAATATTTACGAGTATGATTTTCTTTAATCCAATCAAATACTATTTTTTTAGTTGATCTTGATGGCTCAAATGCCACCGAACCACTAGAAAAACCCATAGGATTCCAATGTTCGAGATTATCATATTGAGAAAGTCCATTTGCTTTTGTTTTTCCATATAGTGATGTTGTAGTAACGCCAACAAGAGTGTCTCCATATTGCCTTTTCCAATCTGCTTGAACTGTATCAGATAAACACATTAATGCCAATAATTTACCACCCATGTAATTAAAACCTAATGGTTGTAACGGAACGATGGTGGATCCAATTGCAGTATGATTAATCATGTGTTGCTGTGTCTTAACATCTCTCGACCATCCGATTGCGGTATCTCTCGGAGTCAAATCCAGGAAGTCTGAGGAGATACAGATAACACCAAGATATTTTTTAGTTACTTCATCGGTAAGAACGTAGAATAAATTACGGCCAATATTAGAATTGTTTTTCATTGTAGATGAGAATGTACGAATGGCATTCCATTTTTCGGCATAGGGACCATTTGAAAGAACCATAACTGGTTTCAATTTCTCATAATCATCAGGATCTTTTGGCATCCAGAAATTACTTTTAACTTCATTAATGATTTCTTCCTGTTTTGAATCAACCATTTCAATATCGGTACCCCACAATTGAGAAGTTTCATGGACAGGATATCGTTCTTTTATTTCGCACCATTTTTGATATAAAGTGTATTCACGAACATCCATACCTGAAACATAAGTTAAATCATCAATCAAGGATTGTTTCACATATTCATCTTCTATACTTTTGGTCAACGAATCAATATTTTCTTTTTGCCAAATTTTCCATTGTTCATCAACAGAAGGTATTGTTTTTGTAGATACAATAACTTCTTTTTCACCAAATAGTGTAGACTTAATTTGAATTTCTTTTGCCATTATTGTTTAATCTTTGCCAAGTTTTTATTCATTTTATTAACCATCTTCAATATCTTATCTCGTTTTTTTATGCCTGTTTGTAGTGCCAGTGGTTTTACTTTACTAGTATACACGATTCCATTTAAATGGTCAAGCTCATGTTGAAAACAACGAGCAGACATACCATTAAAGGTTGCCTGTTTCCATTCTCCATTGAAATCTTGGTACGTTACCGCAACTTCTTCTGGTCGTGTGATACTCAATGCCAATAAAGGAAAGGACAAACAACCTTCGGCCATATGAACTTCTTTGTGAGATTTCAATACAATACTGGGATTAAAGAATGCCACAAAATTATCACCAGAACCCATTACAAAAACTCGATAAGGAAAACCACATTGATTGGCAGACAATCCATAACCATTATGTTTCTTACAGGTTTCAACCAATGAAGAGGCAAACTCCATTGGATTAACCGGTGGGTTTTTAAAATCAAATTCAGGTAAGACCTGACGGAGAATTGAATTGGTATCTGGTACTAAATCAAATAAAGGAATATTATATGTTGTTGTATAATTATTATCCTTTAATGTATCTTCTGTGTTAAAGACAATTGTTTCGCTCATTTTGCAATCCTACTAAAGTTATTGTGCTTCTCAAATTTAATAATCGACCGAAATTTATCAAATAACTGGTCACCTTTGTGTGAGATAACAAATACATTGGTATCTGTTCCCATCTCATGAATCAATTTCAAAAATTCTTCCGTACCAACGCCATCAAGAGAAGAATCAAATACTTCATCCAGTATGAGTAAATTGGTATTTGTGGAATTCTTCAACTTAGCAATCTGTCGCCATGTAAACAATAGAGCCAAGTCAATACGCATCTTTTCACCTTCAGAGAAGTTGGCATATGAGAACTCATCACGGTGTCTAGACTTAATTGTTTCTTCAAACGATTCATTGATGTTAAAGTTTACAAAGAAGTCCATGGCAGTCAAATACTTATTAATCAATTTATTCATGATAGGTAAGTATTGACGAATGATTTTGGTTTTGATGCCAGTATCTTTCAACAATGATCCTGCAAATTCATAGTATTGTTTCTCTGTGGCCAGTTCTTCTTGTTTCTTAACCAATACACCAAGTTCTTCTTTGAGTTCTTTTAACTTGGCATTTTCTTCTTCAAGACTATCTTTGTGGTTGGTAAGTTCTTCTACTTCTTTTTGCAATTTTGTAACGAACTTATTGATGGCAGATATCGTTGAGTTGTGTTTCACGACCTCGTTGTTATGTGCCGTGATGTGTTTAAGTCCGTGTTGTATTTCTTCGATTCGTTTATTCGTTGCCGTAATTTGAGCAGAGATATCCGATAAGGCTGTATTGACTTCTGACTTGGTGTTATTGAGAACAGAAACTTGGTCAGTTCGGAAAGATTCTGCAATTCCTTGTTTACAAGTTGGACAATCAGAGTGTTCTTCATAAAAGGTTACCTCTTTGTCAATCTTCTTAATGCGAGATTCAAGTTTAGATTCTAACTGTATTAGTTTGGCACTTTTCTTTTGTACTGCCATTTGATCGGCAATCTTACTCTGCAATACGGCAATATGTTTTTGAATTAATTCAACATCTCTTTCTAGTGTAAAGATTTGATCAACCGAATCGGCAATCTCTTTACGCTTCTTGGCAATTTCTTCATCAGAACGACTTTTGTGTTCTTCAATACTTTGTTTCTGAAAGTTGATTCTTTCTGAAGAAATATCCATCTCATATTTGTTTTTGGTCGAGATGTCTTTGATTGATGACATCTTCTCTTTGACAATACCATTCATAGAGGAAAAGATGCCAATGTCCAACAAATCTTCAATAATCAATCTGCGGTCAGCCGGAGATAATTGCATGAAAGGAATAAACGATGCCGAACCAAGAATAACCACTTGTGTAAATGATTTGTAGTTAATCTTGAGAATGAACTTCTCCAAGAACTCTTGATAGTCTTTTGCCTTGGCATCTTGGTCAAGTAGTTTATCATCAAGATAAACCTCAAACACATTGGGCTTAATACCACGAATTACTTTGTATTGTTTTTTGCCAATAGAAAATTCAATCTCTACAACACAATCGGATTGGTTAATACTGTTCAAAAGTTGCGGCTTGTTTATCTTACGAAATGGTTTACCAAAAAGACCAAAACACAATGCATCAAGAATGGTGGATTTACCTGCACCATTGTTGCCAATAATTAATGTATTGGGTGATCTTTGAAAATTAATTTCAGTAAAACTTGCACCGGTCGATAAAAAGTTTTTCCATCGAACTTTTTGAAATGTAATCATGCCTGTTCTTGGTTCAATGCCTCAACATATAATTCTTTCATTATAGTTTTCAGCCTTTCATTATCAATATGTTCTTCTTTAATACTGTCTACATACTTGCCAATAATTGACATGGTATCTTCAGCTTGATCCAGCATATCATCTTCTACGCCTTCTGTCAAGTCTGTAAAGTCTTCCGCAATGGTAATATCGATTGGATTAACTTTGTATAGATTGTCCATAAACTTGTCAAACAGATAGGGATTAGTTTTGTTAAGTACCACAACCTTAACATAGGTATTGGTATACTTACTCAAATCTTTATCCATAACTTCAGTAATGGTGGTTTCTTTGTCATCATAAACGATGCGATGAAACATTACATTGGGGTTTTTTATGAAAGTAAGATCATGTGTATTAAGATCAAAAAGATGAAAACCTCTATCGTCATTATAATCTTGCCAAGTAAGTTCATATGGATTGCCAAGATAGTGTATGTTGCCATTTGAACTGCGATGATGATAGTGACCACTAAAAGTAAAATTGAAGCGTCCGAATAAGTCACGATGTAGTCCCTCTAAAGATGGCATGCCACGATGCATGGCAAAACCGGCAATTTCAAAATGACCCATACAAATATTCGATTTAGTATTTTTTAATACTTCCATTGATTGTTCATAGTTATCGGGGCAAATCCACGGCATCATACAAATGGGATGTTTTTCATCATCTAACCAAATTGTGGTTGGTTTATCAATGACTGTAATATTGGTATACTCTTGTAACAACAATCGAACCGAGTTTACCTCATTTGTATTTTTAAAGTAGGTGTCGTGATTGCCGGCCAACATATAAACTTTGATGCCCATACCATACAGACGGTCAAAAAACATTTCTCGAGCTCGTTTGTATGTGTAGAAGTTAATATATTTTCTACGATCAAAGGTATCACCAAGTATTAATAGTGTGGTGATGCCTTCTTCTTTTAATTTTGGAAAAAAAGTTTCGATGTAGAACTTTTCATAATAATCTAAAAAGTGTGTTGAATCGTTTCTGGCACCAAAATGTTGATCTGTTATAATCGCAATTTTCATAATATATTTTTTTTATTATAACAAGGTTGATGGCCTTGGATTATTTGGGTTATTTTCATCATAATATTTAATTTCAATAATTGACTCTGGAAATTTCATTTGTAGTGAAAATTCAGTTGATTCTTTAAAAGTTTTAAACCATTTAAAAAACACCAAATCTTTTTTTTCGGTTGCATAGTAAGTTACTTTATACATTATATCATTCTCCTAAGAATTTTTCAATACCTTTTGATTTCTTTGCCGTTGCGATATCCTTCTTTGCCTGTTTGGCTTCTTCGTAGTTGCCAATAAACTCTGCAATGTTATCGTATAGTTCAAACTGTTTTGTGGTACCATCTTCTAGTTCCATCATTTCCATTTCATCCAATATACCCATTTGTTCAGTAGCTTTGTACTTCACATAGGTTTGTTTTTTTTCTTTTTGTATTCTTCGTAAAAAGGCAAAATAGATAATCTGTGTAAAATAAGCAAATGGATTCTTCGATTTGGCCGGATCAAAGTTGTCAAAGTACATTAAACAGTTTTCAATACCATCCGACATCATTTCATCACGATAGGTATAGTTAATAAAGTTTGGCTTATGTGAAAGACCTTCTGCAATCTTCATAAAGCATTCACCAATATAGTTTGGAATGGCTGGAGGAGATTTATTTTCTTTCTTTGCCAATTTACAAGCCTCTTTGTAGTCGATCAAGGAGTTTAAGAAAGCTTCGTTATTGATGTAATGTTTTTGCTTAGCCATAAAGTATACCATAAAAAGTTGTTGACAAGGGGCTTGACATCGTGTATAGTTCTCGGTGTCCCCCTTTGATGTTAATATTAATCAATGTAATACCTGTCCTTCTGAATCTTCTAATGCATCCATAATATCTTCAATTTCTTCATCGGTCATCTCGTCAGAGAGTTCTTTTGCCTTCATCAAAGATTTAATCTTTTCCACAGTGTTCAAATAATATTCTTCAAATTCTGGATTAGGTTCAAACATTGTAAGCACATCACAAGATTTGATTGTAATCTCATTCTTCTTGATTAATTGTACCGGTAACCAATGATTCATTATCAAACCACTTTCAGAACCTCTAGTATTAATGTATACTGACATTGGTTCTTCAATCACAAACTCATCAATTGGATTTTTTGAAAGGCAACCAATTACATCTTCTCCGGTTTTTAACCGAACTATCTTTACTATGCCGTTCATTTCTTGAGTCCTATTTTATAAGTTTTATAAACAAACTGTTCTTCATTATATATTTTAACTCGTTCAACGAAATGTTTCAAAGTAAAATTCATGTGTTTCTTATATCTTAAATCATCTGCAATGTCGTAGAGGACGGCTTTTTCTTTTCCTTCACTTTGTCGTAATCCTCGGCCGATTGATTGTAAGTTCCGTACTCTAGACTTTGATGGACTTGCGAATATAATATTGTGCAAGTTTCTAATGTTAATACCAGTACTAAAGGTGCCAAAAGAAGCAACAACAATCGCATCATTTTCAATTTCCATTATTCGTCTAACTTCTTCTCTATCCGCAACATCAGTACCACCATGGATAAAGAACACTTTTCTATCACCAATATTCTTGGTGTCTTTAATCATATCATACAGTATTTGTCCATGTTTGTCAACCATTTGATATAATATCAAGGTATTATTACCTAAGCTAACTGCAAGATTTTTAATGAATTTATTCCTATTTTCATTTGAAATAAGATACTGTATTTCTTCTTGGTAAGTTGAATCTTTCATTCTCAAACATACATCATCATCGTGTTTAAGAATTAGACATTTAATTTCAAAGTCCGATACCTGTTGTTTATCAATTAACTCCCTTGTAGTTATTACCTTTTTAACTGGACCAAACAATCCTTCTAACACCAGTTTATGTGTTTTGGTACCATCCAAAGTGCCTGTAAGACCTATTCTATATTTAGCATTGACACAGGACGTAAGTATGGTGGTAAGAGATTGAGCTTTGAATAAATGTGCTTCGTCACCTATGATATAATCAAACTGTTCAAAATATTCTTTTGGGAGTTTATACAAAGACTGCCAAGTGGATATTGTCAACGGTTTGTCTGTGTCTTTTTCTTTGCCTTGATATATTCTATGGAGAAATAGTTCCATATTTTCATTATTATAATCTGCAAAGTCGGAATATAACTGTTCAACCAATGAGGTGGTTGGAACAATAACCAAACCTTTAAGATTTTGGTATTTGTATAACTGTTGAAATATTAAGTAAATGATTAATGATTTACCTGAAGCCGTTGGAGACAATAATAAACTTCTCCGTTTTTGCATGGCATGAATGTATGCCTCTATTTGATGTTCTCTTACCTCAATAGGTTCACCACGAGCATGTATGTTTAATTCACCAATAAACTTTTTGGCATGATAGACTGAATACTCATCTTCTATGTCCAAGTCATCTTCATATTCAAATATATATTCTCTCGATTCACAGAACTGTTCAATGTAAGGTAATAATCCTCGATACAACATGGAAGTTTGTAGATTATACAAGCGAATTTTTCCGTCCCACACTCGATTGCGAAATGCAGGAACAAACTGGTGACCAGGAACAAAGAAGGTAAAAAACTCCGATAACTCTTGTGCAATGTGCCGCTCACAAGTTATCTTGGCATAGACTTCATCCTTTTTGGAGATTAATATATCATTGTCCGCCAATGAATCTCTCCCAATCAATAAATGATTTTAACTCCCAATGCCGATTCTTTAATTCACCCATGATGGACTCTAAGACTGAAACCACTTCTTCATGGTACACCTTCTTTTCCAATAAACGAATCAGGTCATCATCACCTTCTAGATAGGCACTAATGTCTGATTTCAACACAAACTGAAATGGTTCCCATCCACGAGAATCGAGTTCTTCTTGGTCCATACGGCCAGAAAAATACTCAACCTTTAACTTACGCATACGCAAATAATCAAAGTGTGCCTTCTTTGAGGCAATCTTGTGTTTGGTAAGAATAGAGAGATATTTGTTGTGAAGTGTGGGTATGCGGATGAGCTCTTTACCAGGCTCTGTCTGGTCCATTCCTGCATCATTTTCCCAATGTTTCAATACTTGTTCTAGATTTTCCATAATATTTTCAATAGTCTAACACGAATTTTACATCATAACACAATTCATGTTACATGGCAAGAATTAATGTTAATTAAACTGGTACAAATTTAAACTGGTCATAAACAAAAGTGGCATCAGCCGTAATAATATCATCTGCGGATAACTTGGTATCAAAATCAATATCAGATAACGAAACAGGAAATACATTGGTAAATTCAACACGAACCACGGGATTATTCAAATTATTCAAAATGGTTAAAGTGGCATCCGCATAAACCAACTTTGATTTATTTTGGCTTGAGGGAGTTACATACTGATTTTGTATTTGTGTTTTCAAATTTCTTTCATCTGTACCATCCGGTGATGCAAAAGAACGAAACCAATTGTATATACCTTGCCATGATTCTAATGCTTCGTCCACTAAAAATACCACATTTAAATTGTTGTAAGTTAATTGATTACCAGGCGAGTATACAATCACACTTGGAAAGTTCAATGGGGCCTGTCCTATACTTACCCCTGGTATGTTTACAGACTGGCAGAAATATGGTACCGAACCTGCTCTGTTGAAGGTTAACAGATACTTGGTTGGTTGTAGTAAGTTGGTATTTTGTGGTGTTCTAGATAGTACGGTCATATTACAATCTCTGTTTTGATATACATCTATTTAGGAGCCAAAAAAAAGAGACCTCCGAAGAGGCCTCTTAAAATGTCATTCTTGTGATGACTTTTTTTTATTACATCAAGTTCTTCACACCAAAAATGCGATAGTACCTGTTTGTACGAGCATTCAAACCACCTAAGCCAGCTCCAAGTCCTTCTGCGAATGGGTTTGATACCATTCCGTAACGAGTCTTGAAACCAATCTTTGGTTGGAATGTATACTGGTCTACAGCACGAACCATCTGTAATGGAACGTATGGGCAATAGAACAAACCAGCATCGTATGGGCTAGAACCTTTGTAACCGATAGTTACGAGTTCTTGATTGCTTGTGTATCCACCGAAGTATGGGTCAATATAAACCTTGATACGACCGTGTAACATACCAGCAAATGTGTTGCCTGTGTCATCTACTTGCAAGTCAGCTTGGAGAGCAGGTGTGTACTGAAGAACACCAGCCATTGCCATAGCAGAAGCAACGTCAGAAGAAACGATTAACACGTTACCTTTTCCTCTACGAGTTTGCTTAGCAATTACGTTAGCATCACGCTCGATTTGAAAAATTAGACCTTTGAAACGCTCAACTGACCAACGGCCGTTTGAGTCTGTATCTAAGTCAAAGAAACCTGCTGTGGTTGTACCATACTGAGCACCTGGAACGGCAACAGTATAGATGGTACGGATAACTTCACGGTTAATTTCAGCGAGAACTTCTGTAGACAGAATGTTAGACAATTCTGTTTCAGCATCAAGACCATGAATTGCTTTCAAGTCTTGTGCTAGTTCTAAAGAGTACTCAGCTTTCAATGCACGGCTTTGAGCAGTTACAGTAACTTTCTCAATAGAGAAAGCCATCTGACCAAATGCTGTATTGCCATCTGAACCAAGGTATTCAGCAGTAGCTGTTGGTAGTCCAATACCAGTTGTGTACGAGTTAGCAGCTAAAGTTGCAGAAACAACAGGGTTTGTACCTGTGTCAGTTGCAGTTGTACCAGCGAAACCGTATGGGTTACCAGCAGAACCTTTACCAGAGAACATCGTGTTAGCTTCGTTGTAGAATGCCTCAGCACCAGTTTGATCTACGTACTTAGCACGCATTGCAAAGATCAAGCCTGTTGGGCCTGTCATTGGCTGAACACCAGCAACGTCATAAGCAATAAGATTTGGAAGCGCACGGCGTACCAAAGAAATCAAAATTGGGTCAAAGTTTTGAACACCACCAGTTACGTTTGTAGGACCGGGATCAGCTTCGTTCAAAGCAACACGATCTTGACGCATAGCTTGTTGTTGATTTTCCAAAACAAGTGCTGTTACAGCCTTCTTGTATGGGTCTTTAATGGACTCAAGTTCTGGATGCTCCAGAACAGGCTGCCATTTCTTTTGTAGTTCTTCTGTCATATACATGGTTATTTTCCTTATGTTTGTATATTACTTCATAGTTTGTGAAATAGTTTTTGCATAGATGTTAATTGAAGGATCATCGGAAAGAATTTTTTCTTTCTTTTCTTCTTCTACCACCACCTCATCTAAAGCAGATGAATCGGCAACTTTAACATCAGCCTTGAAATAACCTTCTTTCAATGTTGTAAGTTTAGTACCAAATTCTTCTTCAGTAGTAAATTCCACACCCTCTGCGAGTGACTTCAATTTTTCTACTTGAGTCTGCGTAAGGCCCTCACACGCTGCGTAAATAGCCTCAACCTTTTTGGACTCGCTGAGTTCTTTCTTCATCTCAACAGCCACTTTGATCTGTTCATTCAAAGCATCTTCCAGTTCTTCAACCTTAGCTGTCAAACCTTCAACGACATCTACCTTCTCGGCAGGAATGTCAATGTAATGCTCTTCAAACAAACCTTTTAAACCTGTAATAAAATCTTCAACGATTTCGGAACGGAGTCCTTTTTCGATTGCGATTTCATTGTCTTTGACCCATTCTTCAACCATATAGTTAAGGTAGTCATCAACCTTGGCAGCCAAATCTTCTTTAACTTCTTCAATGGCAGCTTCAAATTGTTCCATCAATTCTGTTTCAGCTTCGGCAATAACTTCTTCTGCACGAGCAATAACAGCAGCTTCAAAAATTGTTGAAGCCTTCTGAACAAATTCTTCCGAAAGGTTCTCGCCACCTAAAAGGGCATCTAAATCTTCTTTCATTTTTTCCTTGTTCATCATTTTTTTGATCATTTTTTTATCTTCGGCTTCATCTTCATGACCTTCGTCTTTTTCTTCGGCAAATACATCACCTTCAGATTCAGCTTCTTCGTATGTTTGAACACCAACAGAACCTTTGTTCAAAGGCATTTGGTTTTTGCCAGTCTTGCCTTCAGGTTGTTCTACTGTACCAGACTGTGATGGTTGTGCAGACAACTTCTTCATTGGCTCAGAACCTACAGGAGGTGTTGCGCCTGGTGCTGTTGCTGTTGGAGAACCTGAAGTGTAATCAGGTAAAGCATCGGTTGTTTTGGTTACTGGACCACCAATGCTTACTTCTTTAGTACCGTAAGCTACATCGCCAGTAAGTTTTTCTGGTTTATCTTGACCACTTTTTTTACTATTTACAGTTCCCTGCAAGATGTCTTTAGCGGCTTCGGACAGATTAAATTTTCCCATTTTGAAAATCTCCTTGATTTATATTGGATATTTATAATTAAAGTTTTTTGACGAGTGATTCCCAAATGCGTAGACTTACTTTCTCTATATCAGCCTTAGAAGCTTCTTGAATCATCTTCTTTGCCTGAGTATATTGTTGTTCAGTCCATACACCGTTTACCATCACCCATTCTTTGCCTTCCATGATACCTTGTACGAAAGCATTTGGAGCAGAGGGGTCTGCTACAATATCCGCCGCTGTGGCCAGATGAAAATCATCTTGAACTATGTTTACACCATTAACAGCTTTAAGAGAACCCATACCACGGGAGGACACACCAATTTGTGCGCCACCTTCGATAAGACTCTTAACTATGTTGCCCATAGGTGTGTCAAGAATTTTTGCTTTGCCTATCCAATCATTACCTTCTTGACGGAGACCCACGACCATGTGGGATACTCTGTCTAGATTGATCGATGGGGTGTCTGGATGTCCCAGTTCACC